GCGCCGGAGCCGCCGGTATTGGCGGCGTCAGCGGCGACCGACGAAGTGACGCTCGCCGCGACAGCATTGCGAGCGAGCACCATGTTCGGCGTGATGGTCTGCGACACCGCGATCGTGATGGCTTCGCGGGTGTGATACGGACCCGCGCTCTCGCTCACAATGCACGAGCCGGGGTGCGGGCCTTCGGTCAGAGTAACCATTTTAAGCTCCGATGGTTGAGTTACGGCTCGCGCCGCGGTTTGGCAGGCCTGCGGCTTACTTCTTGCCGCCGAACTGCTTGTTGATGCTCGCCGCGACTTCGTCGGCGCTCATGGCTTCGCCCTTTTCGGGGGCGGAGGGGCCGCCGAGAGAAAGGCCGAGCGCGCTGTCGCGGCCATCGCCAGCGGCGGAGCCCTTCGGCACGGTGCCGAGCGCAGCCTTGGCCTGGTCAACCGACATGTCGGTGGTGGTGGCGAAAGAGAGCGCGGTCGGCTCACGGCCCTTGGCCTCGTCCAGCGACGTGATCGCCTTGACGCGGTCGCGCTCGCCCTTGGCGCCTTCCACCTTCGCGGCAGCAACCGCGGTCTCGGCTTCCTTGGCAGCGGTTGCCTTGGCTTCCGACGCGCCGGCGGTGTGCCCTTCAGTGCGCGCGGCCGCCACGGCCTGATCAAACTCGGCCTGCGAATAGGTTTTCGGTGTCGTCATTGTCTCGTTTCCCTCTTCTGAGTTGAGATCGGCCGCAAACGCGGTCACTTCGTCGGCCACGATGCCGATACTGTCGGCAAGCCCGACTTCGATGGCAGGGCCAGCCATGTAGGTGAGCGCCTTCGTGTCCCGAACGGCGCCTTCCTCGAGGCCGCGATTGCGCGCGACCGTCGAAACGAAGAGCGAATAAAGCGCGTCCGTGCGCGCCTGGAGCCTCTCACGCGCATCGGCAGCGAGCGGCTTGTATGGATAGGTTTCGGTCTTGTGACCGCCCCGCGGCGCCTCGATCAGCGTGATCTTCACGCCGCTCTCATCAAGTGCTTTCGAAAAATCGACGTGCATCGTCACAACGCCGACCGATCCGACGCCGCCGGTGCGGGTGACGCTGACTTTGTTGGCCGCCGACGCAAGAGCGTATGACGCGGAATAGGAGAACTCGCAAAAGGCGCGCATCGGCTTCTTGCCGCGCGCGGCGTAAATCTGATCGCAAACGTCGAAGCACTCTTGCACTTCGCCGCCGCCGCTATCGTGCAGCCAGGCGATGCCGCGGACGTTCGGATCAGACAGGCCTCGCTCCAGCGCGCGGCTAAGATATGTGTAGCCTGTCGCATAAGACCCGATGGCAAACGAGAAGTCCGAAAGCAGGATGCCCTTAACCGGGATTTGAAGGATGCCGTTCGCCACGATGTAGGGCCGATAACGGGCCATCCAGTGGTCGGCCGCCGGCCAAAAGCCATCGTTCTCTGCCGCGCGTTCGCTGAGCAGTTCGCCGATGCGATCGGTCTGCGCCAAGCCCAACAGCGCACCTTCGAACCGATCAATCGCCTCGATCGCGACCAATGTCGGGACGCCGGCGAAGCGTGAGAATACGGGGCTCGTCGTTGCCCGGTCTGAAACCGTGTGTTCGATCACGATCAGCCCCTCAGCGATCCGCCGCGGATCGCAAATCGCCGCGCCCGCACCGGCGTGACAGCACCTGTCGACGCCGCGCACTCGGCTTCGGCGGCATCGAGCTCTCGCTTGAGGCGATCGACGTCGGGCTTGGAGTACCGGACTTCCTGATCGCCCTCTGGCGTCGATTGTCGGATCGCGCTCTCGGTTTCGCCGCGGATAAGATCGAAGTACGCCGTGCGGAGCGCCGCAGCGCGCGCGCAAGGATTGGTCCAGTCGACGGCCATGGCTCAATCCTGCGTCACAAGCTTGTCGGCAATCGGATCGGCCACAGACTCGAGCGTATCGGTTTCCGGAAGGCCGAGTTCGCCGCGCATTTCCATTTCGCGCTGCCGCTGCTCGTATTCGTCTTCCCAGTCGTAGCCAAGATCGGCGCAAATGCGCTCATCCGACATGATGCCCATGCGCTTGTACACTTCGAATGCTTTGGCAGTTTTCAGATCATCGGCCTGCGGCTTCGCCGGCCCGCGCCACGACGCGCGGCACGCATCGCGGCGCATCGCACGGAACGCAGCATATCCGCCGGGAAACTCGATCTTCCCGTCAGAAACCTGCTCATCCAGCCACGTCTCGAAGACAATCTGATAGAACCGGCCGACGATGTTCTCCCGTCGCGCCAGCACAATTGGCCAGGTCTCACTGGTCGACATGCGCACCGACGAGTAGGTCGCTCCGCTGTAGTCACCCGTCAGCGTTTCAAACGTCAGGCCGAGACAGCGCGCGACCTCGCGCAACAGGAACTTCGCGAAGGCCTCGTAGGTATCGTTCGGCGTCTTGGACGCGTTGAACGCCAGCTTCTCGCCCGGAAACAGATGCGCGATCCGACCGCCGCGGCCGAGATCAATCTTCGTGTTCTTGTACCAGCCCGTCTTTGCCTGAAGCAGACCGTCGATCGACGGTGAGCCGACGCCCTGCTTCTGTTCATCGTGATCCTGCAAGGCCCGCAGGATGTCTTCGGTCGGCGCATCGCTCTCAACGGTCGCGGCGAAGATCGCCTGGATAAGCGACGCCTGCAGAGTCGCATCGGCGAGCTGATCGTACTGACGAATAACGCGCAGCGCCGGCGCCATCGATGTGATGCCGCGGACTTGATCGGCCTCGCCGTCGAAAATGTGCAGAACCTGTGCGCGATTGAGGCCGTCGCGAGCCGGGATTTCGATCTTTTCCTCGTATCCCTGACCGAGGTTCATCATGACACTGTAGGAGACGGGCAGTCCCCAAGCGGTCATGCGCACGCCCTGAAATTGGCGCATGCCATCCGTGTCCTGCGTCAGCTTGTGAGCCGGCAGAAGCTTGACCTTCGTCTTCGTTTCCGATGCGCTCCGCCGCACCGATGGCAGCAATCCGAGCGTTTCGCCGTGGGTGAAGCTCGATTTTGTGACTGATCGCGCGAGTTGGCCGAGCGATTGCTTACCAGCGGCGTCGACCTCTATCGGCTCCTTCGCCCAACTCTCGAAGCGGCGCTCGACCATCCGCGCCCAGGTAGCCGCGGTCTTCTTGTCCCAACGAAGTGCGTCGGCGTCAGGCTGCGCGGCAATCCGGAGCCCATTTCCGACCGTCGCCGACAGAGCCTGCTCCACGGCGCCGGCGAGCCACCCCGAATTGTGCATGGCATCGATGGCGCGCGCGGCGGCGCGCGTGTATGCAGCCTGAACATCTTCGCGCTGATCACGAAGCGCAGGCGTCCAGTTGAAGAAAAACGGGCTGTCCTCGCCGCGCATATACTGCGCAGACGACTTCGGCTGCTCCGGCGCGAGAACCGGCGGCAACCGAACATCGCCATGCGTCGTCACGCGCACGCGCGGCTTCTCGACAACCTGCATTCGGCGCTATCCGTCGTTTAGGTCGCTTGCAAACTGCGAAAACCGATCTGTCGACTTCCCGCTCGGAGAATTCGTTCTCGAAGCTGTCGGCATTGCCGATTGCTGCTCCGGAGCAGATCGCCGCACACCAAGTCGAATATGCTGAACGTTCAGCATGAAGCCGGCGGCTGCAGCCATCGCCTCAGCATCGAGGAAGTGGTTATCGCGCGACCGCTCGACCCAGACCTTTTTACCGCCGGGCCCGCTGATACGCTCTTCCGCGACGATCTGCCGGCAGTAGTCCTCGCCAATCTCTTCATGCATGTGAAAGGCGCCAGGCTGATCGGCCGGCCAGGCCAATCGCTCATGCACCCACGATTTCCAATAGCCGCTATCAAGACGGATCAGGTCGAGGCCATACTTCGCCTGCGAACCTTGCTGCGTCACCTCGATCTTGCGTTTGACCAGCGGCGTCACTAGCGGAACCGACGCGCCCTTCGTTGGAAACACGAAGCTGCGGAAACGCCGCGCGAACGCGTAAACCCTGTTCACCGGCACGTCGAACTTCTTGCCGGGCCGGAAGCCGCTGTCGACGAACGCCAGCTTGATAATCATGCCGTCGATCGGCGTCGTGATTTTCGCCGCCAGATCATCCCAAACTTGCGGATGGGCCGTCTCTCCCCACAGCTCGCCGTATTCGATCAGCCACGACGTGGCGCGCGCACCCCATGCACGGATCACGTAGGGCAACCGCGTCTTTTGGACGTCGATGCCGATCGTGAGATAGATCGCATCGAGCGGAACGGACCCTGGCTTGTAAGGCTCGGCCCGGTTTTTCACTTCCTCCCATTTTGGCAGGTCGCCGCCGTCTCCGGCGTAGACCTCGCCAAAGCCCGCGTTGATCGCGGTCTGTATCTTCGAGGTCTCGCCGCTCTTCAGCGCCGTCAGATAGGCCTCGACCCGAGCGCCGATCGTCACGAACGGCGATGCCAGGCCACTGCACCAACGCGAAAGCGTGCCGCTCTCCGGCGGATCGCCAGTCACCGTGCCGGCGGTGTCGATCGTCTGCCCGGGCGCGACATAGCGCCCTCGCGCATTCATGTCCGCCTTGTGCTCTTCGCGGATTTCAAGGCCGCAATGAGGGCACTCGATCCAGCTATCTCGGCGCGCCTGCGATGGCGTCGCGCCCTTCGGCCACCGCACTTGCTTGAACCGCGGAACGAAATACTCCGAGCAATGCGGGCACGGCCAGCACCAATGGTGCCGCGTCCCCTCCTGCCACAGCTTCCAGATCGGTGAACCGATTTCGGCTTCGTCGTCCACCTTCCAGAACTCCAAGCCGGAAGCCTTGTCGCGCTCCACCTCGACCAATCCGCTCGACGGGGTCGACGTTACCGCCGTCGTGAAGTCGGCATAGGTGAAGCCACGAGCCTCTATCAGCCCGAGCGGATCGCCCTGGCCGTTCACGTTGGCAAGCATTTCGTCGTATTCGTCGACGAGAGCGATCGCCGCCGGGTCCGATTTCAGCGCCGTCGAAGATCCCGTGTGAGCCAGACGAATGCGAACGCCAGCGACACGCTTCAGCGTGCGCTTCTGGCGCTTGCCATCGATCCCGCCCAGCACCTTCGGCTTAAGGGACTTCGACTGCCGAAACAGATCGACGAGCCGCGGCTCAAACTGATCGGTTACAAACTCCTTCGACGGACCTGCATAAAGGATCGGCGCCGGCCGGTTGTCCAAACGCTCGCCGATGATGTCGAGAAAGGTCTCGGTCTTGCCCATCTGGGCGCCTTCGACCTGCACGACGCGGCGATAGCGCGGATCACCGAAGGATCGGCCGAACGGAATGTTGTATGGCGTGAGCGTCGGATCGCGTTCGCCAGGCTTGCCACTTTCCGGGCCATAAACCCGGTTTTCATGCCCCCATTCGTCAGGCGTCTGCTTCTTCGCCGTCCACAACGACTTCGCGGCCGGCTCGAAGATCGCCTTCCATCTTTTCGAAGCCCGCGCGGCAGCGCTCGATTGCTGCATTCAGGTGACCTTCGATCGAGGCGCGAACGTCAAGATCGCGGCTCGATGCCGCCGGCAC